CAGGTCCAACAGCAGCAGAGACGGTTGGACGAACAGGCCAGAACGGAAGAGAAGTCCCGTCGGATGGAGGAAATCATGGGTATCCTCTCTCATCACGTCGGGCGATCGAAGGCCATCGGCATGGGCGAGCTGTACATCAAGGTATTTGAGCGTCAGTGGCTTCACCGGATCAACGATACCCGAACGCTCCGAAAGTACATCGAAGAGCTGCGGGCGGCGGGCCGGAAGATCTGCTACTCCACGTCGCAAACGGGGGGCGGCTACTACATCGCCGCCACGGATGATGAATGGAGAGCCTTTATTTTCGGCGACATCAAGAAGCGCGCCCTCTCCATCAAGCGTGATCGCATCATGTACCGGATCAGCAACGAGGAGGCCATGCGCCAGGTACAGCTCGTACTCGAGGGGGCGGCATGAAGAAGACGAAGCAACCCACAGAAACGCTCACGCTGATGGAAGTCAAGGTCCAGGCCGACCGCTATCTCGCGGAGATCCAGACCAGGACAGCCGAAATCAAGCGGATGAGCGAAGAGGCAGAGGCGCAGATAGAATCCATCAGGACGAACTTCCGTGAACGGCTGCAGGCCGAGGAAATTCTCCTTAGTTCCGCTGAGACCTGCCTGAAGCAGGTCATGAAAATGAACCGAAAGGTTCTTTTTACCGGCACGGACATCGTCTACCTGCATTGCGGCGAACTGGTCTACAGCCTTACCCATCCGGTCGCCTTCCCCCGAATCCACGTGCCCCTGATCGCCCTCCTCGAGGCGAAGGGACTTAAGGATGTGGTCAAGGTCAAGAAATCGCTCGATGCCGATGCGATCGAGAAATGGGACGAGGATCAGCTCGCTGTCGTCGGGCTGACGCGCAAGAACGTTGAGGAGTTCAAATACAACCTGAAAAAAGAATCGATCAGCTATGACCTTAAAAAGGATGGAGTGTCCAAAGGTTAAGTATCCGACATGGATGGAGGCCCGCAGCGCGCTGATTCGCTGAATTTGCAAGATACGCCATCAGCCATGCGGGGATCGCTGAGGCCCTGGACGTCATGGTCAAGCGTAATTTCACGAAGCACCTGACCAACCACAACTATCTGAAGCAGATCATGATCGGCATCGCCGAACGGGAAGCGGGCGACAAGTCCCGCCAGGGCGAGAAGGATCTGCGGAAAAAAGAAGCGGGACTGATGACTGGCGGGCGCTACCCCGTCCAGGAAGAGCAGATCGGCCTGACGGACGAGCAGATCCAGGAGAACAAGCGGCGCATCCGGGAAATCGCGAGGAGGTTGGGCTGATGGGATACGTATGCGGTCAATGTGCCTCTTCCGGCCTCTATCGTGATGACGATCACATCAACGGCGTCGTCTACATCGCTTGCCGGATATGCGGGAACAGATGGCCGGGGGGAATGAAACCGGTCTCCCGGCATCCGGTGGAGGCTGAGGATGAAAAGAGGAGCGAAAGTGGAGCGATCGCCGCGGGGATCCCGGGTGATGACGCTGACAAAGTGGAGGGAACGAGTCTCCTGGAAGGGGAAAGTGGAGCGACCACTCCCAAAATTACCCAGGGTGCTGCACGGATCCTGGAGAAATCGACGACCAAAGTGGAGGGAAAGAAAATGGCAAAGAAGGGACGCTGCAGTAATTGCGGAAGGGATATGTCGTTGGTGAGCAACAACCGTTGCTTCGTGTGCTATTCGGCGGCGCGTGCGAAGACCGGGGACCAATTGCTGGACGCCCTCAGGGAGGTCAGAAGAAAAATCCAATGCGGAGAGATCAGGACGAGAGGAATATCGGGGCCGCGAAAAGCAGAAACCACCGATGTGATCTCCTGCGTAACGGATACGGTGAAAATCAGCGAGCTTTCGCCCCGCCCATTTGGCCCGGAGCGCGGAGGAACCTCGGATCAGTCGCAGCGGTTTGAGGCAATACTCGACGAAACGGCCGAACCGCAGACGGTGATCCCCATCAAATTGGCGCTCACCGTCGAGATTAACGTGAAGGTCACCGGGATCGTGGCATGACCAAGGCGGAGCCGGAGATCATACTCCCCTGCCCGCGTTGCGGGAAACGCCTGGCGGATGTGAGGGGCCATACATGCGGTGGAGATGTCCAGTTTGAGCTTCCCTGTCCCGGGTCTTGTGGTATGGTTTGGATCACGACACAATATATAGAAAAAATTCTTGCAAAAAGTATTTTAATGCGGTAATAGGATCGCTACATTATTGAACACCGAGAGCCCCTGAGAGGGCCAGCGGGACCGAAACCCCGCCGGTGCGAAACTAGAGAGCCCCTGAGAGGGCCATCAGTCACAGACTGGTGGCCCTTTTTTGCGTTTTGGGCTCGGGACATAACGAGATGGCGATCGACAAAACTGAAAAACTTGATCTTCTCTGCCAGATCCGAACGGCGCTGGCCGTCTCCTCCGAATTCATCGCGGGCGGATCGCCGTACACGAAAGAGGCCGTCCTGCGGGAGCTGGACGATGCAGTCGTCATGATCACGACCGTCATCCTGGCGGAGAGACACCTCTAGGGAGCGAACGATGAAATATCCCGAATTGCAGGCACTTCTAAAAAACACATTCGGCCATCTTACCGATGCCTCCGTCATGGCCCTCACGATTTACGGCGAGGCGAGGGGGGAGCAGATGGACGGGCGGATCGCCGTCGGTTCCGTCATCCTGGAGCGGGACAAGCGGGGCGGCTGGTACGGGAAATCGATCAAAGACGTGTGCCTCAAGCCGTGGCAGTTTAGCTGCTTTCTGCCTGCGGATCCCAATTTTGAATCGCTGAAGGCCAAGGCGGAAAATTGGGAGAAGGCCCTTCAGGACAACACCGCCCTCCGGGAATGCCTGGAGATCGCCGCGGGCCTGCTGGGCGGGATAATCCTGCCGAATGTCATCGCAACACACTACGAAACCCTGGAGACGCACGCCGATTGGGAAGCGAGCCTGAAACCGGTGCGGGTAATCGGCCGGCATAAGTTCTTCGTTTGAGGAAAGAGCCATGATCGACTGGATGCTATTTGTCGTCATTTTCATCCTGCAGGGCCTGGACGTTTACACGACGCATTGGGTGTTGATGAAGTCCGGGAATATCGAGGCGAATAAGTTCCTGGCCAGGCTGATGAGCGTCCTGGGTGTTCTTCCGGCGCTGCTCATAACGAAGGCGGTATTCCTGGCCGTCCTGGGGGCGGCGATCGCTTACGCGCAGGCGCAGCCCGGCTACGGGGCCGGATCAATTTCCGTCCTGACGGTCGCCCTGGTCGTCATCTGGGCCGGATACGCGGCTGTGGTTTTCAACAATTTTCGGAGGATGTGATCATGGACGTGTCCGGGATCAATATCAATGTGGGCGAGGCCGTCTCGGGCGTGGGCAAGCTGGCGCAAGAGATCAAGAGCTTGTTTACGGGAGAGCCGACGCCGGAGAAGCAGGCCGAAATTCAGCAAAAACTGCTTGAGCTGGAGGGGAAAGCGACCGACGCGGACAATCAGGTCCGTGAGCTGAAGACCCGGATACTCATTGCGGAAATACAGGGCCAATCCTGGATGCAGCAAAACTGGCGCCCTATCCTGATGCTGACGATCGTCGCCATCGTGGCCAACAATTATATCCTCGTACCGTACCTGACCCTTTTCGGCATGAAGGCGCAAGTCCTGGATCTGCCGGAAAAGTTATGGAGTCTCATGACGTTGGGAGTCGGCGGCTACATTGTCGGCCGCTCCGGCGAAAAGATCGTGGAGGTCTTCAAGAAATAGGATGGACGTCTTCGACCAGGCGCAGCGCCTCGATGAAATTTACCGGCAATCGGCCCTGAACAGGCACTTCGCCGGAATGCAGCATTCGCAAACCCTTGCAGCACACACAAGCGAAGGGGTGGACGGCTTACACCTACATCGGGCAGGACCGTCCACCCCGCCCACATGCTGCGATTGCGGAGAGGAGATCGAGGCGGCCAGGCTGGAGGCAGTTCCCAGCGCCGTCCGATGCGTTTCATGCCAGGAAAAGCATGAAGGAAAGGGACGCGGACGTTGACCGAGCATTGGCAGATATTCGCGGCTTTGTCCGCGTTACTGGCCGCCTGGAGCCTGATTATCATCGCGGCGCTCCGGATCATGTTCACGAAATGGATTCGCTCGGTAGAGGCGAAGATCGACACGTTCGGAAAGACGCAGGATGCCTGCACCGCCCTGGAACGAGAGCTGCTCGAACTGAAGGCGGATTTGCCGTTATCATACGTGCGCAGGGAAGATTTCATCAGGTTTGACGTGGTCATCAATTCGAAACTGGACAAGCTCCGCGACCTGGTCGTGGAGGCACTACGAGGGAAAAAGGAGAGCAGATGATGGACATGGAACGGGCCCGGCGCGAAGAGATGCGCTGGAATATCCTGCGAGCGCTCTATGCTGCCCAGCCCATCGGCACCTCGGAGGCGATCGTCAAAACGGCACTGATCGAAATCGTCCCCGATGTGACGATCCTCGATATCCGGAAGGAACTCGATTACCTGTGCGAACGCGGCCTGGCCGAGATCGATAAGAACCGGGCCGTATGGTTCGCCAAGATCACCTGGCACGGCGTCGATTGCGTCGAATACACGGTGGACTGTTATCCGGGCATCGCGCGTCCGGAGAAATGGATCTGATCGAATGCCTGAGCGGTCAAAGATACTCCAGCTCCCGCCCGACATAAAGGCGGAATTCGACAGACTCCTGATCGAGAAGAACTTCTCCGATTACGATGGCGTCGTCGAATGGCTGAACGGTCGGCTGCGGGAAGCGGGGATGGAGGTGACTGTATCGAGATCGTCGGCGGCCCGTTACGGACAGGGGTTCGAAGAGAAAATTGCGGCGATCAAAGTCGCCACCGAGCAGGCAAAAGCGGTCGCCGAGGCGGCGGGGGACGATATGGGAGCCATGAACCAGGCTCTTATTCGCCTTGTACAGCAAAAGGCGTTCGATGCTTTGATCGACGCGGAATCGGCGGACGGGCTTCCCAAGATGGGCACCATGATCGCTAAGTTGAGCAAGGCCGATCTCGACAACAGGAAGGATATCCGGGAAGTGAGGAAACAGGCCATTTCCGACGCGGCTGCCGTTGCTGGAGAAACGGCGAAGCAGGAAGGCGTATCCGACGAGACGATCAAGAAGATCCGCAGAGATGTGCTGAGGATGGCGGAATGAAGAAAGGGAAGGCCCGCATAATCCCCAAGAACCCGGAAGGGCTGTTCCTGCCCTATCAGGAGAGGTGGGTTCTCGACCAAAGCCGCCTCAAGTTAATGGAGAAGGCCCGGCAGATCGGCATTTCCTGGAGCACATCCTATGCTGCGACGGAACGCACCGCGGAAACCGGTTCCCGATGGGATCAGTGGGTCTCCAGCCGGGACGATCTCCAGGCGCGCCTCTTCATCGAAGACTGCAAGATGTGGGCAAAAATGATGCACATGGCGGCGAAAGATCTCGGAGAACAGGTTATCGATGAAGAAAAGAAGATCTCCGCCTATGTGCTGCACTTCTCCTCGGGCCGCCGCATTCATTCCATGAGCAGCAACCCCGACGCCCAGGCGGGAAAGCGGGGCGGCCGGGTCCTCGATGAGTTTGCCCTCCATCCGGATCCCCGCAAGCTCTGGACGATCGCCTACCCCGGCATCACCTGGGGCGGCGCCCTCGAAGTCATCTCGACCCATCGCGGTAGTCGGAATTTCTTCAACGGACTGGTGCGCGAGGTACGGGAGCACAAGAATCCGAAGAAAATCAGCGTGCATCGCGTGACACTCCAGGATGCCCTGGATGAAGGATTCCTCTTCAAATTGCAGCAGTCGCTTCCGACAGAGGACGAGATACAGGAGATGGACGAGGCGGCATATTTCGATTTTATCCGGTCCGGATGCGCTGACGAGGAGTCGTTCCAGCAGGAATACATGTGCGAGCCGGCCGACGATGCGGCGGCCTTCCTGGAATATGACCTGATCGCGAACAGCGAATACTCCGACGGAGAAAAATGGGAGATGGACCTGGACGGCTATCACGAAGGGCGGCTTTATGGCGGACTGGATATCGGCCGAAAGAAGGACCTCACAGTGCTGTGGGTCCTGGAACTGCTCGGCGACGTCCTTTACACGCGCAAGGTCATCACCCTGAAGAACATGAGCAAGCCGAACCAGGAGAAAGTCCTCTGGCCGTGGCTCGCGATTCTCGACCGCTGCTGCCTGGACTATACGGGTCTGGGGATCGGCTGGGGCGACGACGCGAAGA